GAGAAATTATGAACTTTTACTGGTTGGCAAAAATTCGTGCTGCAAGAGGTACTCGCCGTTTGTATTATAAAGGTTTGACATTAAATAAATAACTTGTTTTAAGTGGTTGTTTTTGCTATAAACCTTGAATATGAGTCGTTATCATTACAAAACGCCTGACTATAATAAAAAATCTGCTAAAGGTCGTACACGCTCTGCTGATAAAGTCGTTGATCTTACCGATCATTTTTTAGTTGAATGGCACGTTATGATGGCGGGGCGTCGTTCGTTTTATGTTCGTGATGCTAAAGTCAATTGCCTGTTGGTCAACTATTCTAAAAAAGGTAGTCATTCTTACGCTTACGACTATCGTTCAGGTTCAGTACATAAATCAAAAGTCTTTGGTTACTTTCCAAGTATGACGGTAGATGAAGCCAGGGAAAAAGCTCGTGAAATACAAAAGCGTTGTATTGAAGAAGGTTTAGAGTATGACGAGTTGTTTGAAGTACATCGTTTTCCTGCCATGATTTATTTTCTACAAAGTGATGACATGATCAAGATTGGTAAATCCAATGACATTTGGAATCGTATGCGAGACCTGGTTGGCTCACAAGAGGGTGTTTTTTTGTTAGGTATGCGAGAACAAAATGATGTGATTACCGAAAGCAAGTTACATCACATTTACCGGGCTTTTCGTCAGCGAGGTAATGAATATTTTGAGAGAAATTACTTGTTATTAGAATTTATTCAGCGTTGGTGTGTGGCCAGAGCCAGTGATTCTGATATTAAAAAACTCCTTGAAAGGCACGAAACCGAACTTTATGTAGATAAATAACTACAAAACACTTGAAATTTGCTTACATTGTGTTAAACTTTAGGTACTTTTAACAATGATGGAGATAGCAATGGTAGTAAATGACAAAATGATTCTTGATGACTATGAGGTATCAATTACGATAGATGTGTATGACAACGCAGGAAATTTTATGGGTGAGTATCATTCAGAAATACTTGATGACAAAACAGTACACGCAATTATAGAACAAGTAGCAAAATTAAAAGGGGGTGAGCAATGAAAGTAAGATTAATTAATCATGTAAATTATATCGAGTATGCAGAGGTTGAGGTCAAAGACGAAGATGAATTAGATAAGATGTATGAGTACGGTTTTGATGAGGGCATAGATTGGATACATGGTAAAGACTATGGCGAAACTTATCACGAAATATTAGACGGGGAGAATAACAATGAGTAGAGGCACACCAGAACAAGATTTAGATACATATATGGATAGACTAGATCAGCAAGAAGCTGAACTTAATGAAGAGGAACAGTATGCAGAAGATTTGGCACACGGCATAGCCAATGTCATTGAGTCTATTAAACTTAATGTGGTAGACACCGAATCAGAAGTAGAACTAGACACTGTGGAGAGAGAACTTGTTATTAGGTTTTCTCTCAGTGATGTAGAACTGGATGTGTTGCATAAGTATTTGGACAATTATTATTGTTCAAAGTATGTAGCAGAAAAAATAGAGAGGTTGTGATGGCAGATAAATGGTTAAGTGATAACGAAAGTTATGAAAAACTCTACAAAGAGTTGAAAAAAATGGTTTTTGAAGAATATACCGAAGATACTGAATATTGGGAAGGTTATGGTCATTGGGATCTTATGCACCTTGTGAAAGAGAGTATTTTGTGCAAAAAAGCATTAGAGCATTATATAGATAATGATGATAGTAAGGGATTTAGTGAATGGATAGATAGAGAATATTTTTACGATAATCCCTATGTTACCGAATACCCTCATTATAAAGTTACTTTAGGTTATCATTGGCAAGATAAAAAATAAAAGGAGATAGAATGGGAAGGAAAACTAAGTTAGAGCAGTTTCTGACTGTTGAGGAATTAGAGTCAAGACCGATGCGTGTAGATTTTGATGATGACCGTGAGTATCATCGTGCGTATGACAAGTGGTATAGGACCACGGGTCATGGATCAAGGGCAAAACGGCTTAATAATGAGTATCACTATGAAACAATAACCAAGGTTAAGAGGCAAAAAGCCAGATTAGAAAAAAACCTGGAGACAAGATAATTCCAAAATTCCAAAATTCTTATAATGTAGTTACTTACAAAAAAAACTTTAAAAGTAAAAAAGTTTTTAAATATATTTTAGGAAATTAGGAAAAATAAGCAAATATAGTATATATACAATACAATATAGAATATACTATTAGGAATATTTTAGGAATAATTCCTAAAAAATAGGAATATATATACAATTCCCGATCGTTGTTGTTAGAAAAAAGTTTTTATTTTTTTTTTTCTAAGTATTTACATTATAGGAAAATGGAATATAGTGTTGCTTATGGCTAGTAAATTAATAGAAAACCGAACAGAAAAAGATTTGACCACCAAACAAAAGAAGTTTTTGAAACTACTTGTTAAAAATTGGGGTTCAATAAGCCAGGTTGAAGCTGCACAAAAAGCAGGGTATGGCAAAACTTACAGATCTGCCGCAACTATTGCTTCTAAAATGCTTGATTCAAACATCAATCCGCATATAGCTCGTGCTTTAGAAAATATGTTGGCAAAAGAATCAGCAAAATATGAAAAAGATAAGTTAAGAAGATATAAAACTTTTGAAAGATTAAGAGATGGTGCTGAAATCAAAGGTCAATATACTGCTGCAATAAATTCAGAATACAGATCTGGGCAATTGGCAGGACTTTTTGTTGATAAAAAAGAGATCCAACATTCTACTCTTGAGGGCATGTCTCGTGAACAACTTGAACAAAGACTTCAGGAATTAGAATCTAAAATTGGGGCAAACACTATTGTAATTCAGGGCGAGGTTGTAGAAGAAAGTTAGTCTAAAATATTAAGTTCATACATCTCAACAAGACAGGATTTTAAAATCACCATTACTCCGCCAACCTGTTTGTCCTCAGTATAAGTATCAACTAATTTTATTACATCATCGTCTTCATCTTTAAGCCAACCGACAGACCAACAGACTGTATGTTTTTCTTTTTTAATATCATCAATCCAACTTGCATTGGCAGTGTGATCTTTCCAACAAACAATAAATAATTTATCAATGTTTTTATTCTTTTGTGTTTTTTTCATTTTCTACGCACTGTTTTATGATACGAATATTTCTTAATATATCTTCTGGGTGAACTTCTATATGAGTTATGTTATTTATATTTGTATGAATAATTTTTGCTTCAGACTCTTGAAGTAGTTTTTTTGTAAAAGCCTGATAGTAGCCATTTTCAAATTTTTTTCTTACTTTTTTTGGTAAAGCGACATAAAAATAAATAAATTTATCGTGATCTTCTGATGTTTCAACATCAAAAATATCAATTTCAAGTTTATTGTCTTTATTTAAATAAATATCCATAAAAAAACACCTTATTTGTTTAAATTATACATTTAATATGGTATTTTTCATCAAATATGTCAATAAATGAGTCAAAATTGTGGACTTTTATCAAAGAGAGCCAAAAAACACATAAAAATTGGCATTTTTTTCGCCTAGAAAGCCGTACTATCAATGGAATTCCTGATGTTCACTGTTGTATGAATGGGCAATCTTTTTGGATTGAATTAAAAGCCATAAATGCTAAAAATAAAGGACTTTCTAAGTGGCAGTGGAATTGGCACATTGATTATCATAGAGCTGGGGGTAAATCTTTTATTCTTAATGCCAATGGCAAGGAGTCTTGCTACGAAATTCTAGTGATCCGTGAGCCGAGGGACTTGGTCCTGGTTAAATCATATCCATATGACCATAACCATAACCACATCGCAACCATAACCGAGATCCTCATAACCATTTCTCAATCATAACCATAACCATAACCATAATCATATTTTATCTATACTTTTTCATATCCTGGTGATGCAACAGGATCAATAATCCTAAAGCTGTAAACATTAAACCTGTAGCAAAGCCAAAAATAAATACCATCATCATTGTGTTTCTCCATCATATTTTTCAATTACAGAATCATAAACCATAACCTGAACTTTTTTACCGGGATAGTTTTCCTGGGACCATTTTTTTATGGCCAGATCAAGAATGGGATAGTCCTGTTCTTTAAAGTTTACCTGCCAGTGTAACTTCAGGACTCTTGTAAAAGAGTCCCTAACTGCTAAATTAATTTTCATCATTAACTCCCAATGTGATACCAGTACCCTTCTGAAAAAACTTCCAGAAATTTAGTATTACCTTTTACTTGTACTTCCGATAATACTTGTAAATCACCACCAGTAAAATGAATCACTGCTTTATCATACTCATCAAACAGCTCTTTAGGTATAAAGTGGTGTACTTCATCTTTCCAATGCTCTTTATTACAAATCTCACCAAATCGTTTCTCTAGTTCTGCTTGTGTCATTTTGCCCCCTCTATTTTTTCAAATTCATTTTCCCAACCTACCGATAAAACTGGGCAATCTTTTTCGTCTTGACTTGCGAATAATGCCCCGCCATCATTTCCTTCATCATCTCTTGAAGGATATATCCAAGTGCCATCATCAAGTAATAAACAAATAGGGGAACTATCCCACCCCATTTCTTCACAATCAAAACTTGACATATATTGCACTTCTACAATCTTCTTACCGACAAAATCCTTTTCAGCTTTTTCCCACCAATGTGCGTATCTATTTTTCATTTTGTACTCCTACTATCGTTTAAAGAAATTATAATATAACACATGTCAGCAAATATGTAAACTAGAAAAATTCTACTTCTAGTTTCTTAATAAAACCGTCTTCATAAGTGGCATACACATCATAGCCACCATCTCCATATCCAGTGGTTGATACTACTGCAATATCATAACCATTCTGTGCTTTCAATTGACCACCGTGTTCCTTGTTGTAGCAAGTTTGATTACAAGCACCATTGTAAGAAAAACTGTTATCCACAACGGGTTCAATTTTTTCATAAATACCTTTACGGACAAGCTCATTCATTGTCATATCCCACTCGGGTATCACTTGCTCATAATTAGTAAAGTCTTTGTGAAATTCAAGTATCTTCCTTTTTGGTGTTTCATCAGAATAATTACCTACTCTTTTGTAAACCCTCTCATCCTTAAAATCATCATTTTTAAAGTCGCTTAAATAACAAGGGTCAACCAACATCACTTGACCACTATCTACCCCAAAAGTTCCTAAATGTTTTTTCATTTTGTACTCCTATTATCGTTTAAAGAAATTAAAATATACCATATGTCAGCAAATATGTAAACTAATCATATTTCCTCTTTAATAAAAAATCTACTTAATATACTTTCTACATTATCAACAATATCGCAAAATTTATCGTCTGACTCTGGGGTTCTTTGTCCATTGTCATCATAGATTGGGTCAAGAGCCGAATACTCTTCAATATATCCAGATAATTCTGCATATAGCTCTACCCATATTTCTGTTGGTATTTTTATCTTACTCATTTTGCCCCTCTATAAAGTAATCAAGCACAATTCTTATATTCTTATAATCATGTTTTAACAATTCATTTGTTTCAAATTGACACGGATCTTTCCCGTATGCTATTTGGTAGTGTGATGCCTGCTCATCCCACCAATCATCAGATAAACTACTCAATGCTTTATAAGCTTTTTGAAATTCAGTCATTTTGCCCCCTATTGATTGATTAAAATTAAAACTCCCAATAGCCAAACGGCTATTGGGATTGATACTAGTAAAAATAACTTAATAAATAATATTATTTGATTAAGCATTTTTTACCTCTTGCAGATAACTTTCGGGCATACATTTAATAATGCTTTCTTTCATTCCCCCTTTTTCAATCCAGTGAGTTTGTTCTACATCTGGAGCAAATTCCCTCTCAACAATGCTTAATTTTTCGTCTACATTGTCAAGCCAATAAACCCCATTATCGCCATTGTCGGTATCTGCTCGGCTATAAATACTTATGCCACAAGATAGCTCACCCCCTAAAGCATTGCAGATTATTTGCGTTAGTCTTGCAAGGGCATAGTTTGAGTCTTCTGCCCCTCGCATCCCTAATTCATTATGCACATCTAAAAAACTTTGCACACTATCTCGCCCCCCGTTCCAATGTAAATAAATACACGGGGTATCTTCTTTTTTATAAAACTTGTCTTTTATTGCGATTACTGCTCTATTTCCCATTTCGTACTCCTTTGTTGTTTGTGAGATTAAAATATAGCATTTGTCAGCAAATATGTCAACCATAACCATAACAGGCATAACCATAACAGGCATAATGTCCATAACTCATCTTTCCTAATCTAATCAGATTAAACAGGAATCGGACCAGGTCCTGCCCTGCTCTGCCCTGGCCCCTGCTTATATTAGAAAATGCTTATATAAAAAATAATGCTTGTATGTTAGCAAATATGCTGTATACTCTTAGATGTAAACATTAAACAAGGGAGATAAAAAATGAGTAAAAGAAAAGAAAATTTAAATGAGTTAGCACAAAAAACCACTGACAAAATTATTGCAAAATTGGAAAGTGGTAATATGGATAACAACGAATGGAGTAAAGGCTGGATTGAACACAAAGGTTGTTACAATGTTGTTACCAATACGATTTATAAAGGTTTTAATCAGTTCACATTATCAATGCTGGATTATCCAACCCCGCAATATTCAACCTTTAAAGGATGGCAATCTATAGACTGTAAGATTAATAAAGGGGCTAAGGGGCATAAAATACAAGTTTATAGTGTTAACAAAAAAGAAGATAAAGAAACTGGAAAAGAAAAAACAGTTTTATATTCTAATGTTGCCTATGTTTTTAATGCTGATCAAGTAGAGGGAGAAATCCCACCCTTTGAAAGCTTTAAAAATCCTGAAAGCACTGACGATGCAATAGAAAAATTTATTTCTAACTGTAATATTAATACAATTCATAAATTTTCTAACAGTGCTTATTATAGCCCATTGGTAAATTCTGTAACAATGCCAAATTTTGAACAATTCAAAGGCAGTATTGAATATTATTCAACATTATTTCATGAATATGG